AGCAAACGCTAGCGGAGCACTCATTCGCGGTCGCGGTGATCGCCGGGTCGCTCGCCACTGCGATGCGCTGGACGGGGCTGTTGCACCACACACTACAGCTGAAACTGCTGCAGTGGTCCCTGTCCCACGACCTGATCGAGGTGCGCACCGGGGACGTGCCCACGCCGTTCAAGCGTTTCCTCGAAGAGGCTGGGGGCGCGGGGATCATCGAAAGAGCGGAAGGTCTGGTGGACTGGGAGCACACGGGGGCGTACCGGCAGATCAAAGGGAGCGAGATCGAGGTGCTGGTGAAGCTGGCGGACCAGATCGAGGCGATCTACTTCTTGCAGGACAACGGTATAGGGGCGCATGCCAAGCAGGTGCTGGATGAACTGCGGCAAATCCTTGCCGGTATGGTTACCAGTATAGAACGGGAACACCCGAAGCTCGGGGTGCGCGAGGGCGTACGTCGAGTATGCCAGGATATAGGAATACATGGAGGATGGTTATGAAATGCTTGCAATGCGGTAGCGACACACGGGTGACGACTACTTACCAAAACGTGGACCTGACCACAAAACGCCGACGCGAATGCATCGTCGAGAAATGCGGGTTCCGGTTCACCACCCGGGAAAAGCCCGAGACCGGCGAGCGCCCGGAGCTGGACGAGCAGGAACGGCGGGTGCGGGATAGCGAGGATTGACAGAGGTATAGGACGTGTGGTATAATCGGGCATTCATCAACACATAGAGGGCAGACACCATGGCAACACCACTTTTCTACCACCCGGATCAGGACGTCGTATTCGACTGGATCTCCACCAAGAAGATCCCCGAATTCGTGCGCCAGTCGGACCGCAAGTACCACATTCCCACGCCGCTGACCGTGGACCAGATCGCAGTGGCCCATGATCCCCGATTCGTGCGTTCCGTGATGGACGGTGGCATCGAGAATGGGTTCGGCAATCGCGACCCCGACATCAACCGCTCGCTGCTCGCGTCGAATGGCTCTTTCCTCGCCGCCGCAGTCCATGTCGTGGAGAATGGCGGTGTGGCGTGCTCCGCATCGCAGGGCTTTCACCACGCGCACTGGGACCACTGCTACGGGTACTGCACCTTCAACGGGCTGATGGTCGCCGCTGTGCACCTACTGGAGAATTACGCCCCGGACATCGGGCGGATCATGATCGTGGACGGCGATGGCCACTACGGTGATGGTACGGACGACATCATTAAGCAGATGAACCTTGGGGGTTACGTGAGCCACATTACCCGGGCCGACCTGGGGAATCGCAGGCTTACCGAGGCCAGCACCGCGAAGTGGAAATCCTACTTCGGGGACTTGTTCCTGCACCACAAGCCGGGTATAATAATGTATCAGGCTGGTGCTGACGCATGGGACCAAGACCCGTACGGCGTCGGTTATCTATCCGTCAAGGGTCTTATGCGGAGGGACAGCGGCATGTTCGAAGCAGCAAAGGATGCAGAAATCCCCCTCGTGTGGAATCTTGCCGGTGGCTATGCCGACCCGATGCAAAAGACGATAGACATTCACCTCAACACTCTCTCCATGTCCGATTGGGTCTACAATGCCACCTCCATCTCGCGCATTTAACAACGTTCGCTCGCTTTCCTTACACGATCTGATGGAGGGTGTGGGGCGGAGCCACAAGATAATGCAGATGGCCCCCGGGGCGGCTCGCATCCCGAACGCTGGGCGTGTACTCAGACCCAATGAGCTGGATTTGGAAGTGCTGGACAGGTACTTCGATAAAGGCTACCTTGTAAATCCCAAAGGCGAAAGACTTAGACCCCGTGTGAAGAGCGAGATGCTGGACCCCGGCGCTGCTAAAAAGGCGATGGACAAAGGGCAATTGCCCGACGATGGCAAGATCATGTTTGAAGATCCTAGGGGCATGGTTGAGCCGAGCGAGTCGATCGGGTTTCACGCGAGGGATCCAGTGGAATTCTCCGATAACCCGATGCAAATGGTTATGTATGATAACCAAAAGAGCGGGTTCTTCGGTGGCAAGCCCTCGCCTTATTCGCTCACGACCACGGGGATGCCAGCTGGTCTGGGCAAATCGGCCTACGCCATGATGTACGACGCATTGCGTGCCGGGAAGCATTTGAACTCGATCGACGTGTTAACCAGCGCGAACCAGCTGCGCAGACCCGGGAACGTCATGTCCTCCGGTCTCGCCCACGGCGACTACGAACACCTGCCCCTGTTCCAAGGGGATAGCGACATAAATCCGTTTTACTCGACGCTCAGCGGCAGACGGGGCGATGCAGAGGAAGAGGCCTTGATGTCGCTGCTTAATGCAGCGACGCAGCTCGGAACGGGGAACTGGCACTCTACAGCCGCCCATCTCGGTGCTCGCGACACGCTACGTTACTCGCCCGATGCGCAGACCGGACTACTGGCGCTACGCGAGGCTCAACTGGCCCGGGCGCACGGACCCGAGGGGATGGCGAGCGAGAGTATTTTCGACCTCGCGAACCCGATGGACCTGGATGCTTTGAAATACTACACCCAGCGAGCACGGCAAGAGGGTGCTCAGCCGGGGAACTACTACGGGTCTTCTCGGGCGTTTGGTCCGGGTCTGCTGGGGCGTGCAGGGTCTACCGAGGCGTTTATAAGCGGTATAGAACGTGGGTTAACCCCGGAGGACATTGCCCAGAAGCTGCTCGAATTGCCCGGTGCCAGCGAAGCGATCAAAGGACGGTATAGAAAAGGGGGACTAGTTGCAGCATTTGAAAGTTAACCTACAAGCGATCACCGACGAGCGCGGGGTCGAATACGGGGATTTCACACACCAAGGGATTATCGCGCAAGATCTAAAAGAGTACATGCGTGAGCAAGACGGGTGGAAACGGTTGAAATCGCACCAGAAGGAATCGCTCGACATGATCATGCACAAAGTGTCGCGGATTCTTAACGGCAACCCGGAGAACCGGGATTCGTGGGTCGACATAGCCGGGTATGCCCAAATCAGTGCCGAGAGAATACTTGACAGATGATCCCGCCCGTGTTATAATTAGGCCTTCCACAACCAACCGATAGAGGACAACATGAGCAAGACCCAAACCCGTGCTACGATCACCACCGCGATGATTGACGAATTGGCCCAAGTGCGCGACCAGTTGCGTGCCCTGACCGCTCGCGAGAAGCTGCTGAAGGATGCGCTGCGCGAAGACTGCGCGGGGCAGGACATGGTGTACAAAGGCAAGTCCTACCAGCTCGAGGTGAAGTTCACCAGCGAGCAACGCATGGACACTGCAGCAGCCCGTGCCGCGCTGGGCGAAGAGTGGTGCAAGGACCACATGAACAGTGTCGAGAAGATGAACATCCGCCAGATGGAGATCCTGTAATGCGCCCGTTCAACCACACAATGCTGCAGATCGTCGAGCGCGTCGTGGTGCTGGTCGCACTCATCGTGCTGGCCCTCGACTTCCTACTTTGGAGACCCGGATGACCGATGAAGAACGAATCCTCGACCTTGCCCTCGGCGACGCGCTCGAGGACATTCGGCGGCTCAACGCCGAAAACGGTCGGCTGCGCGAGCAGCTCTACAAGCAAGAGGCCCGAATACGTGCCATTGGCTGGCTGGCCGATTTGAGCCACAACCCGCCGTACACCTTCGCTGATGAGTCCACCGGCGAAACAGACTGAAAGGGGCGACCATGGTAGAAGACGGTATAGACGAACCCGAGGAATCGGAAGAGACCGAGCAGACGTGCCCCGCGTGTCGCAGCGACATGGAGGTGCGGATTCTGGCGCAAAAGACCGACCCGCACTTGGACCTTTCGTGGGCCAAGATGGGCTGGTACTGCTACGACTGCGGACACCAAGGCTTGACCTGGGAAACGATGGACTGATCGGACAATACTTGACAGATTGTTCCACACGTGTTATAATAGCATCTTCATCAACCAACGAATAGAGGACACCATGCAAATACAAGGATATACCCCTCGGCAGTACGCTCACGATCTGGCCGCCAACTGGATATCGGCCGTGTACAATCGCCACACCAGCGATCTGCAAGGTCTGAGCGACGCACAGGACCGCGAAGTACGCAAGTATTTAGCCAAGTTACACGAGCGCATTCTGAGCGACGCCCGCTTGGACGGTATGCCGCTGACCCGAATCGGATCGGACAATACTTGACAGATTGTCCCACGCGTGTTATAATAGCATCTTCATCAACCAACGAATAGAGGACTCACAATGGCTCACGAATTACACACAAACGCTGCCGGTAAAGCATCCATGGCCTACGTCGGCGAGACCCCGTGGCACGGTCTAGGTCAGGTGCTGACCCCCGATGCGAATCTCGATACCTGGACCCGCGAAGCCGGGTTCGACTGGACCGTGAAGAAGGGCGCGATCGCCTACGAGGTGCGCGACGAGAACGACGCTCCGATCCGCATGCAGACCGTACCCAAGCGCTGGGCGTTGTACCGCAGCGACACAGGAGCGCCCCTTTCGGTGATGTCGAGCAACTACCACATCACCCAACCCCGCGACGTGATGGAGTTCTTCCGCGACCTGTGCGACGTGGGCGGCTTCAAGATGGAGACCGCCGGAATGCTGCGCAATGGCGCGACCTACTGGGCGTTGGCCAAGGCTGATGATTCGTTCGACGTGGGTGGTGGCGACGTGGTCCTCCCCTACCTGCTGCTCGCGACATCGTGCGATGGCACATTGTCCAACAGTGCACAGTTCACGACCACCCGCGTCGTGTGCAACAACACGCTGTCCGTTGCCGTGGGCAACAAATCGGGCCAGATCCGGGTACCGCACAGCACGCAGTTCAACCCGGTGCGATTCAAGACCGAGCTTGGTCTAGTCGGGGGAGCCTGGGACCAGTTCAAGTCGAACGCGACGACGCTGAGCAAGCGCAAAGTGTCGAAAGAGGAAGCCGCGAAGTACTTCCTCGACGTGTTCTACGGCGAAGAGGAGGAGATCGACCCCAAGGCCAAGCGCCCGATGATCGAGCTGGTGACCAAGATCTACCTCGACGGCGTGGGCCAACGCACCAAGACCGCGACCGGCACCGCATGGGGCTTGCTCAACGCAGTCACCCGGTTCGCCGACCACGAGCGTGGTGCGACATCGCGGGATACCCGCTTGCAGTCAGCTTGGTTCGGTGCTGGTGCACGCCTCAAACGCGACGCACTGGACACCGCGATAGCGCTGGTATAATCGGGGGGCTGCGGCGAAATGCTGCAGTTGCCAAGAGTTCGGGGGGGCCAGCGATGGTCTCCCCTTTTTTTAGCATAGAGGACAAAAGCCATGACCCGAACCGTTTGGACAAACGAAGAAAAGACTGCCGTGTTCGCATCGATGATCGATGTGTTCATCGAGCAGCCGCTTACCACCAACCGCACCGCGATGCACCACGCGCAAAACGTGCTAGTGAAAGATCGTCGTGTGAAAATCACCGACCAACGCGTGCACACCTACAAGGCGCGAATAGAGGAGGCGAGGACTACCGCGAAAGCCCGGGTGAAGAATCTGCCCAAACCCGCACCTAAGGTTGCCGAACCCGTGCCACCACCGCCATTGCAAAACGATACCGACATAGGCGTACTTTTCGCCGCGCTCGTGGATCGGCTCGTGGAGCAAGTGCTCGACAAAGTCGAGGCTCGAATGCGCAGACCGGAGCCGGACTACGGGCACGTTGACTACGACGCGGAATACGCAAAGCGAAATGCCGAGTTCCGGCGTGCATCGGTCGATGGTGGCTGGTTGTCCGAATCGTACACGAAGCCGCGCCCGTTCATTCTTGTCGTGGGGCTGCTGGACAGCCAAGCGAGCATGGTCGCAACTCAGTACCGAAAGCAGAATGTAGACCTGCTGTTTTACACAGCGGACGAGGCGAAATCCAGGGCTATACCGAAAGGCTGCAACGCGGCTTTCCTGATGACCAAGTTTATCAGCCATGCAGCGCAGGACCGGGTGCGTGCGGTGGTCCCGGTGGTTAAGCTCGTCAACAGCGGCATGCACTCGCTGTCCCAGGAGATCGATCGGTTCTTGGAGGAGGGTACTTGACAGATTGTCCCACGTGTGTTATAATCGGGCTTTTCAACCAACCGATAGAGGACAAGCACCATGGCACTGACCAGAACACAAATCGTTTGCAACATGAGCATGTACGGCGTGGCCGACATCGACCAATACGTCCGCGATCTGACCGGCTCGATCACTTACAAATGCTCCGGTGGCCACATGGTGGTTGCCGGGTTGATGTCTGATGCGCAAGAGCTGATGGCCGGTGGCGATACCGAGCGAGCACGCCGCTACCTCAACATCGCCAAGCACGTCTTGTTCGAAATCGCCGATGGCCAACTGGTCGGCACCGTGGAGCGTGTATGAATCGCACGATCTCCTACCAAGACCTCGCGGCAGTCTTTCGCCGTAAATTCGCCCAGTCCGACGCCTACGGCTTGCAGTGCGCATTGCAGGACTGCTACGAGGTGCTGCGCATCCACGAGCACGAACCCGCATCGAGCGAGTACGTGCGCAAGGTGTGGTGCGAAATCGACGCGATCCGCGATCGCCAAATGCAAATCCGCAAAAATGTTCGTGAACTTGAAGAAATGAGGGCTTTTCCATGATGATTTTGAACACAACGATGGACCTGGTCGACGCGATTCTCAATCGCGAGCTGCAACCCTGGGCCTACTCTGGCCGCTTTATGTACGGCAAATCGTGCGTCGCTTGCTCAATCGGGCACACTGGCAACTTGGAGGGCTTGCCGAAAGAGGGAAGCCGCGTGGACCATCTGGGCATGGGCTACGTGGTCTATTGGCCCGATGCCGAGTGGACCCCCGGCGTGCAAGAGTACGTCGACACCGCGCAAGACCCGTCCGGGTTTTTTGTAATACGGCTGTAATACTTGACAAAGGTATTGCTCCCGTGGTATAATTAGGCTTTTCAACCAACCGATAGAGGACAAACGAATGAAAGCACTCCCAGCCAGCTATAGCATCGAGTTCAGCGCATGCGCCGGGTTCGGCAACGCCGGTCGTACAGCCACAATTTACGACCTCGCCACCGGCGACAGCGTGATGAACGGCGGCTGCGGCGAAACGGATTTGGAAGCCGTGCTCGAGACCTTGGTCGCTGAGGGCTGGGGTTTCGATCGCGCTTTCGACATGAACGGCGAAGTCATTCGCAACGCCGAACGTGTCGT